CCATATTAAAACCATATCTATCAAAAAGCTGAGAAAAACCACTAAAGTTTTGTGTGTTTCCGTCTTTGTCATACAATCTAAATTGACCAGTAGTTCCACTATTTGAAGGATTATAAAAAGTAAGTGTAGGCTGTGTTCTCATCGGAACATAGTGAGTAATCGTTTGACTTCTAAAACCATGCACATCTGCAAATTTATGTCTAGCTCCCATGATTTCTATTCCTTCGTTGGTAGGAGCTGTCAGCGAGTTTGCTCCTGTAATAAAAGGTGTGTGTTGTAAATATCTCATACATCTTTGCATATTCACATCATGTGGTAAGAACTCAAAATCACTAGCAGTTGTACCGACTTCTAGTTGTACTCCTGTGATGTACCATTCGTTAGATGTACTGTCGGCTAGGTTTACTTGACCGACTGCTCTGTCTGCGTTGCTTTGTGTTCCCCAAGTTGTTTGTAAAGTTCCAGAAGTATTGTTTGAACCCGCACCTAACCAAAAATGAAGGTCAAGACTAGCACTATTATCATTGTCAAAAGTACCAGTCGTATCTCCTTCAATAGTAATTGTTTTCTTTTCCCAAGTAGATGAAGAATTTACTGTGTATGATTTACTAATTGTTCTAGTGTTATCTCTATCAAAAAGTTCAATTATATATGTGCCAGTTTTATTAGTTTTAACCCAAAAACTTAGTGTAACGCTTTCTGCATTTGATGTGCCTTTTTTCATTGATTGAAGCATTTGACCTTCAAATCTATATTGTAATAATAATTGGTCTGCTGAAGCGGGTGAAGCATCAGCAGTAGTACAATCCCATTTTTGAGAATATGCAAACCCTTGACCACTAGGAACATCTGTTGATTGAGAGAATGTCCAAGTACCCATGCCACTTATTATCTGTCTAAATCTATCTATTGTATAATATCCATTAGCTGTTTGACCACTACTAGAAGTACCCCTCTGTGCAATAGACATATCACCATTGATGATGATGTTGCGGAAGTTAGCTCCGCCTGTAGATAAACCAGCTGTTGGTATTGTTGATAATGCCATTATTCAATCTCCTCTGGAAACTCAGCGAGTGGTCTAGTAAAAACTGGACTCTCTTCTGTACCTGTGTTTGTATATTCATATAAAGCTTTCAGCGCATCTACATCAGATGCTCCATCTATTTGTGTGCACATTTCATTTGCTTTTGCTCTAACATTTGTTCTGTATGTTGAAACATCACTCGGGATAGTTGATGTACTATCCTCTTGTTTTCTAATAACATACCAATCATACTTAGACAATAAACCATTAGCTTGGTTATTAACTGTTTGTTTGTGTTGTGGTTTTAATCCATACTGTTTAATATCGCCCACTGCTTTATCTTCAGGGATCTCATCACCCTCTACAAATAAAACATTGTCTAACGGTTTGGCAGTTGGAGTTCCCCAACTTGCAGTAACAACACCATTAGAATAGGAATAACTAACATCAGTATTGATATAATAAGCTTCATCCTTTTTATTAGTTGCATCCACGACCACTTCATATATGCCAATTGCTTCTCTTTCAGCATTTGTCCATAATGTGAAAATTGTTTTAGGATATTGAACACCATTGATTTCGATTCCTTTGCTAGAAGATATTGTCTTAACAAACTGATTATTTTCTACGAGTGCAAACATTAGCTTACGTTTAAGCTCCTTCCTACTTCATATAAATTTGTACCATCACTTCTAAATACTAAGATGTCTTTAGCAGATGCTGTTGTAGTTAAAGTGGGAGCCGACCCATTAGTGAACTTGTAAACAGTATTGAAGCTAAGAGTTCTAGAACCTGTACCATCTTGAATAATCATTAGACCATAAAAGCCACCAGCGTTTTGATTTGTGGGAGCTGCTAATGTTCTATTACCACCTAGAGTTACTTTTGCTACTTGCTGTGTTTCTAAGTTCCAATTGATTGTCGCACCATCTGTTAGTGTAGCTTCTGCCACATAAAGCTGTGTGGGAAATTCAAAAGAAGTATTGCTGTTAAACATACTAGCAGTAATAGTGTTAGCACCTGGTGTAACTGTTTGAACTGCTTTACCAATGAACACACAGTACATTGTATCTGATGTGGTAGTTGCTGCTGATAGTACTAGATTAGTTCCGTCTGCTGTATATGCATAAGATGAACCTGGTTGCTGGCGCACGTTATTAATAAACAATGCGATTTCATTCTCGTTAGCTACAGGGTGATCAAGCGTATATGTAGTTGTGGCACTGGTTGTAAAGTGCTGAACAGAGAAGGTTGTGTACTTCTCAGCTGGTTGATTCCCTATATAACTCAATTCTTACTCCTTATGTTGATATATCATCCACTGCAGAAACCCATACGTCTGCTGAAGATGCTGTATCAGAAACTACTTTCAACGCGTCGCCCGACTGGACTACGAATTTCGCGCCCCCATCTAATACCTGCAAAGATGAACCTGCAGGAATCGGCGCGTCTTTGACCAAGTAAATATCATTACTTGAATCATTGATATATACATCTACGTTAATCGCGCTAGATGTGATATTCGCGACTGAGATTCCAACTACAGTGTCATATGAGTTTGCAGTAAAGAGGGTAGCTGCAGAAGTTCCTACTGCGTTAGAAGTATATCTTCTAAAATTTTGTGCCATTCTTTACTCCTTATAATGCAATCGCCATTGCGATTACGAATCCACTTGATGGAACAGTTGTTAAATCTGTGCCATTGACTGTTGTTACCTGTAGGTCAGCTAACGCATTGTATACGTTAGTACCATCCGAATAAACAAACGCGTCACGCCCAGAAGGTACAGTAAATGTTGTACCGCTTCCAGTTGTTAGGGTTATGTCATTACTATCTGCCGTGTTGTTCAGTACCATGTACACACTTTCGCGCGCAGGTATGGTAACCGTACAAGTGCCCCCTGGTGAACCGCCGAAGTTTAGGACAAAGTTTCTTCCATCTTCGTCTGCGTAAGAAGTGGGGTCAGTAGTAAATGTTAATGTGTGCGTTGTGCCTGATAATGTAACAGAAGCATAACCTGTTATCTTGTTCTCAAGACGTTTTAAGTTATCATTCGTTTGATCACCCCAGGTGTTATCGTTCTCACCTGTGGTCATTAAACGTAAGTTTAAGCCACCGCTACTCCAGGTAGATGCCATTAACTAATCCTTATAATTGCGTTACTTGCGTCTGCTGTTGGAAACTCGATGGTAAATGTACCATTAGAAACCGAATAATCTGCACCAAAATCTAATACCATTACGGCTGAGTTAGAATCTGATGTATTATAAATTATACAACCTCTTGTAGTAAATGTAGCACTTGACCATGATGTATTATTAAAATCACAGACAGCTGTTCCACTGTCTAAAGATGGAGTTACTTGTGTTAGTGTGTTACCACCAGTAGTGTATCCACTACCACTTGCAAGCTCATCACTATTACCAGTTACGTCTGTGTAGTTTGTGGTCGAGGCGCCATAAGTACCAGTTTGGGCTGATTGTGCTTTAATCAAAGCGATCTTAAAAGTATTACCTGTACCGTTGGTAAAGTTGTGCTTACCTTGAAGAATCTCTTGTTTAAAGCTATTACATATTGCTGATGTAATTGCCATGCTTTATTGTCCTCTCTGCATTGTTCTTAGTTCACCATTGCGAAACTCATCATTTCGCATTCTTACTTGTTCCTCATTCGCTAATGTCTGGATTGCTCGATTGTAATAACCTTGCCATAGTTCGATTACTTGAGGTGTCTCTTTCATGTATCCTATAGCTTCAATCAATGTACCGTATAGTATAGCGTCTGGGGCATTATCACCTAGATAAGTGTTTTGATTACCTGATGATAACCCTGGAACTCTAATAGTATACCCTATTTCGACTGTTGTTGCAAGGGCTGGAGTTGGTCCAAACAGGAAATTAGTTTGACGGTTTCCACTTGTATATGTCGTTCCAGTTTGATTTAAGGCATAGTATCTTACTGTGCCCGTATTCGACGGATTCTTATTGTACTCTTTGATGAATGATTCATCTTTCTCTAATAAGAAATCTCCGTTCTGAATCCTTAAATACCTTGGTATAACCATATCAGAAGGAACAGCTACTGTTGCTGTGCTACCTGATAAAGATAAGGTTGAAACTTTTCTAAAGGCAGTGAGGTCTACTTCTTTGGCTATTCGTAATTCAGCTAATTCAATACATAAGTCAATAGGAGCTTTGCCGCTACCTGTTGCTGTAGTGAAAGATGTAGCTGAGTTCTCTAGCCAATCTTGTACGTTTTGTTTAAGTTGATCGTATGTTAATCCCATTATGTACCCCAAGCATTAGCACCCCAGGAATCAACACCCCATCCTGAATTGTCTATTGCAATTGATATTGTACCAAATCCTGAGCTAAGTTGCAACCCGTCTGCGTCTTCTCCTGTATTAATTATTGGAGTACCGATACCAGTTGCTGCTGATTGACTTGGTGATGTTATTGTTGAACTAGCTTGGAATGTAAGAGTTCCGTGAGCTGATGCAGATGATTGACCATCTACATTTTCTTGAGCACTAAAATTTGTCGAACCTTGTGCTGATGTTAAACTTTCGCCTGTTGGATCTGCTGTTGAGCTAACGCTAAGTGTTGGACTACCATTTGCTGTAGAAGCTGATTGCCCCACCACATTTTCTTGAGCGCTAAAGTTGAATGAACCAAATGCTGTTTGGAGTAATTGTGAGTCTGCATCTTCTGCAGTGTTGATAGTAACAGAACCACGTGCCATGGTTGCAGATTCACCTGTTAGTGTAGTACCTGTAGCAATTGTTGGGATAGTAAATGCAGTTTGCATTAATAGAGAATCTGCTTCTTCTCTAACTGCTATACTTATTTTACCAAATGCTGTTTGTGCAGGCGGGGAATAACCAGAACCATAAATACCAAAGCGTACTGTTGTAGGTACGTTATCTGCGTCTGGTCTAGGATTTTCTAGTGATGTTGCTTCGGGTCCGAGCTTCGGTGGAGTTAGCTGAGGGTGTTTGGGCTCCCAATCTTTTTTGTAAACTCGAAGCCCATTCCACTCTGTTCGCGCATCTTTGTAGCGTATCTTCCTGCCTGAACGATCGTCTATCAGATATGCATATTTACCTGAAGCTCTTTTAGCCATCGCTCTTAGTACCCGCGAATCTTAGGTTGAATATAAAAACTTGCTCTTTCTCTATCCTCTTCTTTTGCAAACTGCCACTCTTCTACATAAATAGATTTTAATTCACCGCGTCTAGCTGCATCTACTTTATCAGGATTTTTGTTAGCTAATTCAAAAGCTAAGCCACTGATTAACGCAGGTAAATATCTTCTAGGTATGTCTGGGTTTTGAGTGTAGGTATCTGTTACATCTTGCGGATATCTGATTGTCCAACATAGTAACTGATAGTAAGTTTGATTTGGTCGAGGAAATAAATGAATCGTGTGAGTGTTTGCACCTGATGAATCAAATTGACTGTTTCTTTCTACAGCGTATTGTACAGGCTTACCTTCTGTTGATTTATTTGGATAGTTTAAATATTCAGATAAACTTATTCTTTCACATGTAGTATCAGTAGCAGGCGATGTGTTTGTGTCACGTACTGAAGCATCTAAGATATCTAGATACTGCCCTGCCGCAATAGTCGCGGTTGTCTGATCTTCTGTGAGGTTAATTGTTGTTAGGTCAAGAGTGAATAGATTCACGCCTTCATTGACCCACTTAGTTAAAAGTAAGTTAAGGGAACGTCTAGCTGTCACCAAGTCGTAACCCGACTTAAGTTCTAATCCGACGCGCTCATGCGCCTCTTGTATTATCTCAGCTATGTCTAAGCTGAATGTATATGTGCCAGAAGTTGCCACGTGCCCCCCTTACTAACAGTAGATAATTGTTACTGAAGTAGTAGCTGTTAAATCTAAATATACTCCATCTTCAAATACTATACCATCCTCTGGCAATAGCATGCTTAATCCATCAGTACCGAAACCTGCTTGAAATTT